GGCGATATGGAAGACGGCGAAGAAGCAGAAATGGATGCAGACATGGAAATGGATGCAGAAATGGGCGACGAGCTTGATCTAGAATCAGTTGAATATGATTTGGACGAAGAAATTGCTGAAGAAGATGAAGTTGTTGAAGAAGCAACTAAACTTTCTGATAAAGTTGCAAAGCAACCAGTAACTAAAGATTCTCCAAAAGATGACAATAAAGATGGTATGAAAATGCCAGCGCCAACTAAAGTCGGAAACGATGTTAAAGCACCAGTCTTAAATGACGGTAGCGATGGCAACAAGGGTGACAAAGCAAACCCAAATAGTCCTAAAGATCATACACCTACAGACAATATTAACGTTGATCAAAAATCAGTATAATTACTGATTATTAAAAGTAGGAGTAAATAATGGCCAATAAACTTTATGAATATCTAAGTCCTGAACAGTCTGGAGTCACAATAGTGGAATCCAAAGACGGTAAGGACCTTTATATGAAAGGTTTATTCATTCAAGGCGATGTAAAGAACCAAAATGGTAGGATATATCCAATTGATGAAATTAAAAAGGCTGTTGGAAGTGTAAGGGAACGTCTTGGAAAAGGCGAGACTGTGATGGGTGAGTTAGATCATCCTGAAGAATTACAAATAAATTTAGACCGTGTTAGTCATATAATTACTGACATGCATTGTGAAGATGCAAATGGTCTTGGAAAACTTAAAATTATAGACACACCGATGGGAAATATTGCGAGAGCATTATTAACTGCAGGAGCAAATCTTGGTGTAAGCAGTAGAGGAAGTGGAAACGTAAACGAAAGTGGTAAAGTTTCTGATTTTGATATTGTAACAGTGGACATTGTGGCACAACCAAGTGCACCTGATGCCTATCCAAAGACTATATATGAGAGTTTATTTAATATGCAAGGCGGAGCATCATTATTTGATACCGCCAAAGCATTAACAGTAGATAAAAGTGCAGAGAAACACTTGATGAAAGCAATCACTGGTTTCATCAACGAATTAAAAATATAAGTAGGAGACTACTATGACAGTGAATTTTACAGAACTACTTGAGAACGCGGAATTAACAGAAGATGTTAAGTCTGCTCTTCAAGAAGCCTGGGAAGGTAAAATTTCTGAAGCAAGAGAAGAACTTACTGCGGAACTTAGAGAAGAGTTTGCACAGCGATACGATCATGACAAAAGTCAAATCGTAGAAGCAGTTGACAACTTTATTTCTGAAAAAGTTGAAGCAGAAATTTCCGCTATTGCAGAAGAAAAAACTGCCCTAGCAAGTGATCGAGTAAAGTATCACAAAGCAATTAGTGAGCACTCTAAAGTACTTGACAAATTTGTAACTGAAATGGTTGCAAAGGAAGTTAAAGAACTTAGAGCAGATAGAGATAGAACTAGCCAGCATGTAGCAAAATTAGATAATTTTGTAGCAGAGCAACTAGCAACTGAACTATCCGAGTTCCACGAAGATAAAAAATCTTTAGTAGAACAAAAAGTCAAAATGGTACGTGAAGGCAAAAAACAACTTGCTGAAGCGAAGAAAGATTTTATTAAGAAGGCCGCAGACAAAGTTGAAAACGTTGTCAATGGCGTAATTGTTAATGAAGTTAAATCATTCCGTGATGATATTACTAAAGCACGTGAAAATGACTTCGGTCGCAGAATTTTTGAAGCATTTGCAAATGAATTTGGCATGAGCCACTTGAATGAAGCAAAAGAAATCAAGAAAATACAAAAAGAAATTGCTGAAATGGAAACTAAACTTAACGAATCAACGCAAGTAATTGCTGAGAAAGAAGATGCAGTTAAATTAACTGAATCTAAGTTGAGAATAGCAGAAGACACAATGAATCGTAAAGAAACATTGAACAGTCTAATGGCACCATTAGGTAAAGAGAAGAAAGAAATTATGTCAGACTTACTTGAAAGTGTGAAAACATCTAAATTGGAAGAGTCCTTTAACAAGTACTTACCTTCAGTTCTAGATGGTGAATCACCTAGAGTAAAGAAAACATTGTCAGAATCCGTTACTAGTGAACACACTGGTAATAAGGCGACTGTTATTACAGAAGCCGATGACAAGAGTGCGGATGATATAGTAGAAATAGATATGATCCGTAAACTAGCCGGACTTTCAAAATAAATTAGGAGTTAAAAAATGGCGAACTTATTTGAAAGCAACTGGTCAGCAACTAAAGATGCTTTGCTTGAAGGACTTTCTGGAAACAGAAAATCTTCTTTAGATGTGGTCCTCGAAAACACAAAGAGACATTTGTCAGAGGCCGCAACAGCAGGTGCCACAGGTGCTGGTTCAGTAGCAACATTAAACAAGGTTATGTTACCTTTGATTAGAAGGGTTATGCCTTCCGTAATCGCAAACGAACTAGTTGGTGTACAACCAATGACTGGCCCAGTAGGGCAAATCCATACACTAAGAGTCAGATATTCTGAAACTGGTGGTGGAGCAACAGCAGGTGATGAGGCATTAAGTCCTTTCAAACTTGCTTCTACTTATGCAGGATCTCCGGACGCAACAGCGGCCGCTGAGGGAAACCCAGGTAGAAAAATGAGCATTCAAATCTTAAAAGAAACTGTTGAAGCGAAAACCAGAAGGTTATCAGCAAGATGGACTTTTGAGGCGGCTCAAGATGCAGAATCTATGCACGGCGTTGACGTTGAAGCAGAAATTATGCAGGCATTAGCACAAGAAATCGTAGTTGAAATCGACCAAGAAATTATCGGTTCACTAAGAACTCTTGCAGGGTCTGGAACAGCTCTAGACTTCAATTCAGTAACTGGAACACAAACTTACGTTGGTGACAGACATGCTGTATTGGCTATTGAGATCAACAGAGCGGCTAACAGAATCGCGGCTAGAACAAGACGTGGTGCTGGTAACTATATCGTTGTATCTCCAGAAGCACTTACTATTTTACAAAGTGCCTCTACATCAACATTTGCAAGAACAACTGAAGGTTCTTTTGAAGCGCCTACAAACACTAAGTTTGTTGGAACTTTAAATGGAACAATCAAAGTATTTGTAGACAACTATGCGGCTGACGGGACTAAAATCCTTGTTGGTTACAAAGGGTCTTCAGAAACTGATGCTCCTGCATTCTATTGTCCTTATATCCCATTAATGTCAACAGGTCCAGTAATGGATCCTAGCACATTTGAACCAGTAGTGTCATTTATGACAAGATATGGTTACAAAGAACTTACTAACACAGCAAGTTCATTGGGTAATGCGGCTGATTACGTTGATGCGATAACAATGTCTAACATTGCATTCCAGTAAGCCTTAAAAGACTTATTAGAACAGTTTCGTAGAAAC